TTAACCATTGTTGATGAACAACATTTTGAATTTGGTAACGAAGATATTGAATTTGATATGTCAAATGAAATCAATTCAATACTTGATGGTAGTTTGACAGGAGTTACAGGTTGGGTAATCGCTTACAAACCCGCATTTGAGAATATCACGGGTTTAACTAGTACTTATTCTGTTGGTTTTTTCACAAGACATACCCAAACTTTTTACGAACCATACTTGTTAACAACATATGATGATTTAATACAAGATGATAGAAACAATTTTGCCTTAGGTAAAACAAATAGACTTTATCTATATGTTTATGATAATGCAGGGGTACCTGCAAACTTAGACTCAAACCCAACGGTAAATATTGAAGATAGTTCAGGTACTGTTCCATCAGGATTTAGTGCTCTAACAACTTGTTTGAAAACCAAAGGGGTTTATGAAGTAACAATTCCACCTATTACGGGATATAACACACCATGTTTATTTAGTGATGTATGGAATGATGTTTATTTAGACGGAGCATCTTTGGGAGTGATAACAAATACTTTCGCCATTAAACAATACGTAAACACAGTCACTGTGGGTTCTATGAGTAAAGACCCCGCAATATATGGTTTTGATTTTTACGGAATTAAACAAAGTGAAAAAATACTTGACACCGATATTAGAAAAGTTGGTGTTGTAATTAAAAAAGCGTATTCTGCGGCTGAGACCTTACAAAAAATCTCCGCACAATACAGAGTTTATGTTATGGAAGGAACTACCGAAGTATTGGTACAAGATTGGTCAAACATAAACAGAACACCAAATGAATATTATTTCATATTTGACACTCAAGATAAAATACCTAATGAATATTTTATTGATATAAAAGTGAATAGTAGTGGAGATGTGAATACTTATAAGAAACAATTAAAATTCCAAATAGTTAACGCAAAATGAGAAAAATTATAAAATTGACAGAGTCTGAATTAAAAAAATTAATAACAAGAGTTATAAGAGAGGGGGGTGACCCAAACTCAGAAAGATATATGTTTTTTTCAAACTTAGAACAAATAAAAAGACAATGTGAAATGTTGTTAGATATGGACCAACAACAAATTGAATCTATTTTGAGCGATGGACACGATTGGGCTCAAGACCATATTGCTGAAGCCAAAAACAACATGGACCAAGTTTTTGATTTTTTAATGAACGAAACAAAAGATTCTGACGGTGAAGAAATTGACAATGAACAAATGATGGGGTCTATGATGGAAGGTAAAAAGAAAGCGGGAACCAAATTATGTGCTAGGGGAAAGGCCGCCGCAGAATCAAAATATGATGTTTACCCTTCAGCATATGCCAATGGATATGCGGTCCAAGTCTGTAAAGGTAAAATGCCGGGTTTAGACGGAAAGAAAAAATGTTCAGGTGCGTATTGTTAATTTAGTTTTTTTTCCATAATTTTGTAAAAACAAACGGTTATGGTTCAAAAGTTTCAACACAAATTCAAACGATTTATTCAAAAGCAGGGTATTAAGATACAAAAAATTTCTGACCCTACTAGATTAGTTAAAAGTCAACACGAACGAGAATGCGTTGATATATGTAGAAAATTAATACCATTAAAAGAGACCAAACTTTTAATCACACCGTTATCTCCCAAAAAATATATTAGAAATGACGAATTGGACATATACGTCATTATAGAAGGTAGGCACGTTAATATAATCAATCACGTGTATAGTTATTCTATTGTAATGGAGGGTAAAGGTATGGAAGTAATAATGGAAATGTTTAATAACGAACTTGAGTCAAGAAGACAAGAATTTGAAACAGAAATAACTTCAAATATTAAACATTCTCTGAAAACGATATCAAATAATATTAAGTAGTTTTTTGTTCTCTTAACACAGTTTTAATCAGTTCTCTAAGGGATTCGTTTTTTGGTTTGTAAGATGTCATAACAGGTTTTTGACCTTTACCTGTTTGTGTATCTTTCTTTTCGGCCTTTCTTTTTTGAGCACATGCGGCCTTTTTTTGTGAATCAGTCATTTTTGATGCAACACCTGCCGCTCTACATTTTGGGTATCCTTTAGGGTCTGCGTCAGGTCTACCACATGGAGGATGTCCACCACCTTCTTTTTTTCTACATATATTCACCCAAGGTCCTTTTGGTTGTTTACTTCCTTTAGGTTTTTTCTTAGTCCCAAACCACACACCCAAATCTTCTTTTATAGTATGAACATCGTGAATATCAATTTCGTAACTACCGTCCTTACTTTTTTCCCAAACACCAACCTCCTTTTCAATATTGTTTTTCATCGTTTTTTGTTTCTTTTTTTTATTAGACTCATGTGAAGATGTTTTTTCATATGGAAATAATTGAGATTTTAACCATTTTTTTAGTCCTAATTCTACGGGACCCGAATAAGGTCCTGAAGTTAAAGTTGTGCTTGTTGCCTCATTAATTGATTTATTTTCCATTTTTTACTATATTAATAAATATCTCTTTATGGACAATAAAAAAACACTCGGAACCATTTTTGACACAATAACATTTAACTCATCATCTCAACTTGATAGTCTAATTGATGATATGGATGATGTTCAAATTAAATTTTTAATAACTAAAGCATTAGAGGCCTCATTTAATAGAGGGGCTTACACGCTAATTGAATGTGAAATTATTTCAAAAATAATACGTAAAACTTCATACGACATTATTACCGATTCACAAATGGAGTTAAATAAAAAAGGGTCCTGATTTAGGACCCTTTTTTTATCTACGTTGAGATTGATTATCTCAATTCTCTCAAGTCAAATGTTCTTACTCCATCAACTGTGATTCTACCATAGAAACGGTTGTTAACCATTTTCTTAGCGTATCTTGTCATGATACCCTTGATAGGTGTGAAGTTGAATGGGTTATACATTGTTGGTGTTAATTGTAGAGGTACGTACGGTGCGTAGATGTAACCTGTGTCTAACAAAGACGTTCCTTTGTGACCCAATAAAACTGTGTTTGCTGGGAAATAAGGGTCTCTGTAAACTTGGTATCTACCTGACAAAGTACCTACTCTTTCAATACCCATGTTGTACTGGTCCTGTTCAGGAGCTGCGTTTGATACGTGGAAGTATTCCAAGTCATCAAAGATAGCACTGATTTCAGATGATACAACAATCCAGTTAGCTCCACCTCTCAAAGTTGATTTGTGAATTTGTGCAGAAACTTGGTTAATTGCTGTAATCAAAGTTTGGTTCCAGTCTTTTTGAGTGTATGAAGTGGTTTGAGCTAGTCTCTTCCATCCGTTGTAATCCCATCTCAAGTTCCAAGCCGCACCTTTTCTCAAATCTCTCAAGATTTCTCTATCAATTTCTGCTGCGATTTGTTCTGACAATAAAGCCGTTAATTCTGCCTCAGCGTCAATATTATGGAATGCTGCAACGTCCTGAGCTAATTCAGGTGACCATTGTGCTCTCAATTTTCTTTCAGTTACAGAAACTGTTACAGATTCCAAATCAAAAGAAACTTCACCAATTTTATCTTCAAATTCTAATTCTTCGTATCTTCTGAAAACACCAAAGAATGCTTGTGTGGGTTCTAAATCATCATTACCTGTGGTGTAACCTGAGTAACCGTCCAAACTGTTAGTTGCACAATCAATACATACTGGTTGTTGTAAATCAACTTCCAAAATGATTTCTCCGTTAGTGTTACAAGTGTCATAGAATGAACCACCATTACCACTGCCTGGCCAAACAGTTTGAGTGTTTGTACCGTAATTTACGATACCTTTACCGTAGATTTGAGTAACAACTCTAAACAACAATGGTTGTGAAATACCTGCAGCGTCGCTCATGGTCAAACCTGACAATGCACCTGAACCAGATGCACCTGCAGAAGCTAAAGTTCTAATCTGAAGGTCAGATAAGAATTCTTCAGTATCCATTTCGTTACCATTTGGTCCGATAAGTTTACCAGCTCCACTGTTAGCAAAACCTTTCATTTTAATGATTACTTTTCTGAATTCAGTGTTTGCACTCATTCCATAATCAACCAAAGTACTACCAACCCATCTCTGCGTCCAAGTAGTTGCTGTAACCGCTGACCATCTACCTTTAGAGTAGTCAAATAAACCTGGAGGGTCTAATTGAGCTTCGTTACCTTCGTAGAACAAATCGTAAAGATTCTTTCTGTAGATAGGATTGTAGTCACCTGCACCAGCCGGAACATTAGTGTATCCATTGTTTGGGTCACCTGGGTAGTTACCTGGTGAACCTACAGGTGCGTAGTGTGCTCCTGATGATTCGCCATAACCTGCTGCGTTCAATGAACCACCAGAGTAACCTTGAATTTTAGGTACGAAGTAGAACAATTTACCGATAGGTAAGTTCATTGCTTGTACAGATACGATGTCGTTAGCCAACAATTTAGAGAATACTCTTCTCACGATTGGGAATACAACCGTCTCGAATGAACCTGAGTCAGAAGTAGACGCCGCTTCGTTGATTAATTGAGACGCTTGGTTCTCATACAACTGTGCAACGTTTTCTTTCATATGACCTTTAAGTCCTTCTAAGAAACCTAGTTTATCCCATTTGTTAATAGTGTCTTCTTTGATAACTTTAAGGTGCTTAAGACCAATGTTACCTACTAGACCTGATTCTAATAATGCTCCCATTTTATTTTTATTTGTTTTTTATTTTTAGTTTATTTATTTTTATAATTTACTCATTAAATCTTTCATTCTTAAGAATTGAGGATTTTCATAAGTTTTTGACTCAATCAAATTAGTAGCTGAGCCGGTTGAAGCTGTTTTGTCAATTCTTCTTTCAATAGATTCAGTAACAACTTTGCTAGAATCCTGAGACAATTCATTTTTAATTGAGTTGTAAAGAGATTTTGACTCTTTCAATGACTCAACGTCATCAAATCTTCTCAAGATGTTAATTTTTTCTGGTTTTGATGTAGAGTGTTCAGTAAACAATCTAGTAGCGTATGCTAAGTTTGAATTAAACACCGCAACTTCATTAAGTTTTTCTCTAAAAACATTCAAAGCTTTTCTGTACTCTTCGTTCTTTTCTTTAAGAACTTCAACTTCTTGCTTTAACAATTCGTTTTCATAAACGTAATTTCTGTTGTTGGTGATTCCTTTTCTTAAACCACGACCTTCTTTAGAACCATTACCATATGTTCTAGCAGCCTCTTTATATTCAAATTTCTTTTGACCTGGTTTCATACCAACACCTTTTGGTGTTTTGATAAATGAGCCCTCTTTGGTTTCAGATTTTTTAACATTAGAGATTCCTTTTTCAGGTAATGTTTCTTTTTTAAATCCATCAACTTTAGTTTGTTTTGTTGGTTTTACAGGTTTTGACATGTAATTACCTTCTTTTGATTCTACTTTTTTCAAACCTTTAGTTGCTGATTTAGCCGTTTTATTTTCTTTAGCTTCGCCCTTATTCTTCATTTTACCCATTACAGGTTTAATCATGTATTTTTTTGATTCATTCACAGATTCATCGTCATCGTCGTCATCGTCGTCGTCTTCGTCGTCATCATCATCATCATCGTCTTCGTC